GAGGACCCGCGCCCACTTCGTCGTATATCCCAAGGGATTACAACCAAACCAGTTCAGGGGGTGCCGGTTGAGCCGCGATTAGAAACGGTTGTGCGTGATAGTGCTGGGTCTTATGGTGATGAAGTTGCTGAGTGGGCTTTGCGGGTTTTGAATGTTGAGGTAATGGGTTGGCAGCGCCATATTTTGCGGCAGTTGTTGAGTTATGACGCTGAGGGCCGTTGGTGCAACCAAAAGGCTTTGGTGAGTGTTGCCCGGCAAAACGGTAAGACAGTGCTAATGAAAAGCGTTTTGGGTTGGTATTTATCTCAGTATTTGGCTGATGAAAAACAGCCGCAAACGGTTATTACTACGGCGCATGAGCTGTCTTTGGCTGTGTCGCTGTTTACTGATTTAGCGCCTACGTTGGCTGAAAAGTTTGGTGCCAAACTGAAACGCAGTTACGGGCGCAATGAGCTACAAATAGGGCCGCATAAATGGTTAGTACGGGCGGCTACGCATAGTGCCGGGCATGGTCAGTCAACAGCATTATTGCTAGTTGATGAATGTTGGGGGGTATCGCAAGACGCTTTAGACGTAGGCCTATTGCCTACTCAACGTGCTCAAGCCAACCCTCTTTGCATAATGCTCAGCACGGCAGGGGTAGAAAGCTCTACTGCAATGCTTAGGTGGCGAGAGCAAGGGCTACGCGGCATAGACGAAGGCATAGACACTGGTATTTACTTTGCGGAATTTAGCCCAGACCCTGCCCTAGACCCTATGACCCCTGAAGCATGGCGTATGGCTAACCCAGCATTAGGTACCACCATTAGCGAAGAAACGTTAATAGCCGAAAGTATGAGCCCTAACCGTGCAGCCTTTTTAAGGTCTAGCTGCAATTTGTGGGTTCAAAGTGATGTTGGTTGGCTTGCGCCGGGCCAGTGGGCCGCAAACGCTAAAGGTACGTTGCCATTGCCGGGTGGCGTTTTAGCCGTTGAAGTTTCTGTAGATAACGGGCGATATTGCGCAGTAAGGGTTAACAAAACTGCTGGCGGTGAATTGTGTGCAACCGTTGAATTTATTGCTGACACAATGAGCCAAACATGGCAACTATTAGAAAACGCTTCAAAAGACCAAAAGCTCATCATTGCCGTTACCCCAACCCTTGACGTAAATTGCCCCCTGCACTTAAAAAGGCGGCGGGTCATATGGGGCTACCAAGAAGTCACCCGCTATACGGCAGCTGTACGGCAAATGATTATTGAAGGCCGTATTGAACATGACGGCTCAAAAATGTTGGCTGAGCACGTAGGGCGCGCAGTTGCAGCGCGTACCGCTGGCAGTATCGCGTTAAGCTCACAGCGCTCTAGCGGCCCTATTGAGCTTGCCCGTTGTCTAGTTGCCGCCGTAGGTTTTGCTATCGGTCAACGCGCAACAGCTAAACCCATGATAGTTACCACAGCCCCTAGACGTACTGCCTAAGATAGTTGCATGGGTTTATTTAAAAAGGACGCGGTAAGCGAACCAGCAATAAAAGGCGCTGCAGCAGCCACCCGTTACCCGTACAGCCAAAACGTTATTGGCAACTTTGTTTATTACACACAAAACTTGCCGCGTGATGCGGCAATGCAAGTGCCAACTATTAGCCGGGCACGTGACTTAATTTGCTCAATGGTTGGCTGCCTTACTTTCAAGCAGTATTCCCTACAATGGGACGGCGAAGAGCTAGAACGTATTTATATCCCGCCTGATGTGTGGATGCAGCAACCTGACCCCAACGTAACCCGCAACTTTATCCTCAGTTGGACTACTGAAGATTTAATTATGCAGGGGCGGGCCTTCTGGGTGGTTACCGAAAGGCTAGGTAATGGCTTCCCCTCAAAATTTACGTGGATACCTGCCGGTGACGTAAACACACTTGACCAAAGTACCGGGCAATGGTTCGGGCCTTCAAAACAAATTTACTTTCAAGGCATAGAACTAAATCCCAATGACGTAGTGCAATTTCTTAGCCCTATTCAGGGTTTGGTTTATACCGGCGTGAGAGCTATTAACACTGCAAACCGTTTGCAAAATGCGGCTGAGCGTTTTGCCTCACAAACCATACCGGCGGGCTATCTGAAACAGACCGGCGGTGAACCCATGACCTCGCAAGAATTGGCTGATATGGCTGCAAGTTTTGCGGCTGCACGTGAAGAGCAAACCATAGCTGCATTAAATGAGTTTGTTGAATACGTGCCTAATACTGCTAACCCTGATGATTTGCAGCTAACTGACGCACGTACGTTTCAGAGCCTTGAAATGGCGCGCCTTGCAAATATTCCACCATTTTTGGTAGGTGCACCAACTGGCGGCGGTATGAATTATCAGAACAGCGCCGAAAGTAACAAACTGCTTTATTTGTACGGTTCAAAGCCATATATTGAGTGCATTGAGCAAACGTTGAGTATGAATAACGTTTTGCCGCGAGGCCGATACGTAGAACTAGACGTAAGCACGTACCTTTACGAAAACGATTTGGCAGGCGGGGACAGTGATAACGCTGCTTCGCAGTCCTCGCCTGCTACTACTATTGAGCGTGAAAGGGATTAACTACCATGCTGAAATTTGAAGCCACGCCCATTGTTATTAGCGCTGCTGAGGGCGAAAGCAAACGCGAGATTATGGGCCTTGCCGCGCCTTATAACGTGGTTGCAACTGTGAGCTCAGGCGAAAAAGTTAAATTTCTTCCGGGCTCTTTGCCGGTTGACGGCGCTAACCCCAAACTGGTTTTGAACCATGACCTTACCCAAATGGTAGGGGTAGTGACTGAACGTACTGAAGATGAAAACGGCTTGTATTTTGTGGCTAAATTGAGCAAAACCGCTAAAGCTGATGAAGCCCTAGAGCTGGCAAAAGACGGCGCGCTAGATGCAGTAAGCGTAGGCGCTGAACCTATTACTGCTGCTTATGATGATGAAGGCGTTTTAGTTGTTGAAAAGGCGCGCATGGTTGAACTATCATTAGTAGCGCTAGGCGCATTTCAAGAAGCAAAAATAACTCAGGTAGCAGCGACTGAGCCAACAAAAAAGGATAAAAAACCCATGAGCGACGTAACCCCAACTGCTGAAGTAAACGAAGCACCGGCCCCAGCGCCAACCGCGCCAATTTGGGCAGCTGAAAAGCGCGAACGAGAATTCCCAATGCCTACCGCCGGTGAATACCTTGCTGCCTTCCACGCTGGCGGCGAACAGTGGTCTAACGTCAACGCTGCTTACAAGCAAAACGTAGATAAGAAAGCAACGGCAATTCAGGCCGCGCAAAACCTTACTTCTGATACTTTAGGCTTGCTGCCCACGCCCGTTTTGGGGCCAGTGTTTCAGGACATTAACTACTTGCGCCCATTTATTAGCGCAGTTGGTGCACGTGCAATGCCAAACGGACAAGGCAAGAGCTTCATTCGCCCAACCATCAGCCAGCACACAACTACCGCCGTGCAAACTGAAGGCCAAGCAGCAGCCTCGCAAACCATGACCATTGCAAGCAATACGGTTACCCGTACCACTGTCGCTGGTCAAATCTTCATCAGCGCGCAAGACATGGATTTCACCGACCCGGCAGCAATGCAAGTGATTTTGCAGGACTTGGCAGGCCAGTACCTGCTCAAGACTGACGATATCGCCGTTGACGCTTGCGTAAGCGGCTCAACGCTTTTGGGCACGTGGGATAAAACCCCAGAGGACTTTATCCTCTTCATGTACGGCGCAGCCCGCGACATTTCAAACGGCACCAACCTCTTCCCAACCCATTTGGTAATGGGAGTGGATACGTGGGCCAAAGTTGGCTCACTGGTTGACCAAGACAAGCGCCCAGTATTCCCAGCTATCGGCGCGCCCGGTCTGCTTGGCATGAATACCCTTGGCGCTGGCAACGTCACCAACTGGACAAGCACCAACCCGCTTGGCTTGCAGGTCATTGTTGACAGCAACGTTGCAGCAAAAACAATGGTGGTATTTCATGCCCCAGCAATGGAAGTGTACGAAAACGTACGCGGCATTATGAGCGTTGAAGACCCCAACCTCATTGGGCGTACCTTTAGCTACTACGGCTACCTTGCAACGTTTGTGGCTAAGGCCTCGCTGCTGCAAAAAATTATCTGGGTCTGATTAGGCAGGGCCATATTAAATGGCTACCTACACAGTCACCCACAAACAGGTACTAGACAATTACGCGGTAATTGCCACCCTGCAACCCAATGAAATAACGGTAGGGCAAACCTTTACCGTTTCAGGCATGGGCGCGCCTTATGACGGCGCGCAGGTTGCATATGCACTACCGCAGTATTTGTTTACTGGTACCAACCAGCAGGGCGATTTAAATTATGACCCAGCAAAACTCATACCTAACCAACTGCTTTTTAAGGTCACGGCCTCTAACGTTGACCGCGTAGCCGCTACCGGCACAGTTACGTTTACTGTGCTTAGTAGCTGCACGTGGATAACCCTCGCAGACCTAGAGGACTATTTAGGGTTTACCATTGCCAACCCAAGTAGCGACTATGACTACGCCACAATTTGCGTAGGCGCAGCCAATGCTTATGCATACCGAAAGCGCCGTGAAGCCGGATATTTTGACAGCTCACTCAGCACGGTACCCAGTCAAGACGTACGGCTAGGCACCATGATTTACGCAGGGCAAACCTATAAAAGCCGCTCAAGCATTGACCAATTCGCAAGCTACGAACAAATGGCTACAGCTGCCCCGGTGGGCTCAAGCATGGGCGAAATTATGCGGCTATTAGGCGTGAATAAGCCAGCGGTTGCGTAATGGGCGTACTTTTAGACGGCTATGACCAGCTGGTAGATAAGCTGCAAACCATTACCGGCTTGCGGGTATTTGATGACCCGCGCAACATTAACCCGCCTTGCGTTTTAGTGGAAGCCCCTACCTTTGTTATGCAAACCAACGTTATTGCTGAGCTGCAATTCAACGTAAAGCTCATAGGTTTAGGGCCCGGCAATTACACAGCGCTCAAAAACCTTTTAGACCAAGCAGACCTTATACGGGCAGCCAAAATAGGTTTGAAAGACGGCAGGCCCACAGTAACCACAGTAGGGGCGCAAGATTTTAGCTCTTATGACCTAACAATAAGCACTAAGATAGCCCCATGACGTTTGTAGTGCTTAAGCAATGGCGGCAAGACGTACCAGAAGGCGCAACCGTAGGCATTGGCGATTTTGGTTTAACAGAGCGTGACCTAGCTTTTTTGTCCGTGGCTGGTTTGCTACAAATCAGCACACAGACCGCTAACGAACCTGCTAAATTATCTAATAAGAAACGGAAGGACTAAACCCTCATGCCAACTACCACGTATTTTGCTAACCCAGATACCGTAAAAATTGGTGCTACGTCAGCTGCAACCGTTGACCTGAAAGACCAGTGCAAGAGCGTAGTGTTTACGCGCAGCCGTGAAAGCCTTGACGCAACCGCGTTTGGTTCTACCTCTCGCAGCTATACCGGCGGCCTTTTTAATAATCAAGTCACGGCAACGTTTTTGATGAGCTACGGCGCAACAGAAACGTACGCCACGCTTAATGCCCTTGTAGGTGGCACGGTTTATTTTGAAGTTGCGCCGGTTGCGGCTGCACCCTCAGCAACGGCACCAGTTCTAAAATTGACTGGGGCCTACTTTGAGGCATTTGACGTGGTTAACGCTGAGCTGGGTACCTTGTCAGAGGTTCAGATTACCCTGACAGGTGGCACCTACTCAGAACAAACCGCGCCCTGATAACTAACTAGAAAAGAGAGCAGCGTGAAGCTAACAATTAAAGTAACGACCCTTTCAGCCGGCAAGAAATATGAAGAGCTGGTAGAAACGTCACTAGCCACCATTATCAAATGGGAAAGGCACTACAAGCGCCGTGCCGGTGATTTGGCTGCCGGCTTTGCCGTAGAAGACCTTGCTTATATGGCGTGGGTTACTTTGCAAGCGCAAGGCCTGAAAGAAAGTTTTGACGCTTGGGTAGAAAAGTTAGATGAGCTTGAGGTAGTTGACAGCGAAGAAAGCCACCCTACGGGCGGGGCGGCTACCGCCGGCAATTAGCTGAGCTATTGCTGCTCACTGGTTGGGCACCCCCCTTTTACGCTGAAACGTTTGATACCCGCGACTTGGCTACCGTTATAAAGGTGAATGAAGAGCGGAATAAACGCAAATGATTAGTAGCAAAGTTGAGATAGTTGGCCTTAAAGATGCGTTGCGGGAATTGCAGCAAATAGACCCAAAGCTACGTTTGAAAGTAACTAAAGATTTTAAAAAAATCACAGCTCCGGTAGAGCAAGCTGCCCGGGTGCTCATACCTAAACAGCCGCCTTTATCTGGTTGGGCTAGGGGCTGGAAAACGAAGAGCGGTTACCAAATGTTGCCTGATAATGGTTGGCAAGGTGCTAAAGCTGACAAATTAGTAAAGAGCAAAGTATCTAGTAAAAAGCCGCGTGAATATGCAGGCGTGGCTTCAAATGCAACCGTTTTTAGAATTTCTTTTGCAGGTATGGCTAATACGGTTTTTGATTTGGCAGGCCGGGTAAATAAAAATGGTGACACTAAAGCCGGCGCGCTGATGATTCAGGCCCTTGAACGAAAGTTTGGTAAAGCCTCCCGCGTATTGTGGCGGGCCTATGACGCAAATAAGGCAGAGGTAGAACGGCAAACTTTAGAGCTGACAAAGCAAGTAATGGCTGACGTAGGTAAATCATTAAAGATAAAGTAGTTGCATGGCTGTAGTTATCCCCATTGTTACCGAATATGTCGGCAAAGGGGTAGAGCGCGCAATAAAAGAATTCCGGCAAATTGAGGGCGTAGGCAATAAAGCCGCTTTTGTTTTTACAAGGGCTGTGGTGCCGGGAGCGGTTGCTGCTGGCGGAGCTCTTGCAGCGTTAGGGGTAACGCTGTTTAAAGCTGCTGGGGCGGCAGCTGAAGCACAAAAAGAAGACAAGCTACTAGCAGACCAGTTGCGCCGTACTACTGGGGCCACTGAAGACGCCATAACGCAAACCATGAATTTTGTTGACGCTCTAGAACTTGAAAGCACTATTAGCGGCGGTGAGTTGTCTAGTAATTTGGCTTTGCTTACCCGGTCAACCCAAGACGTAACCAAAGCCCAAGAGCTGCTAAAAATTGCAACTGACGTGAGCGTAGGGTCTGGCAAAGACCTCAGCAGCGTTAGCGAAGCATTGCGTAAAGCGTACGGCGGTGAATTTGCCGCGTTAGAAAAATTAGGTATTCAAATCCCTGACAATGTTAAGAAAACTAAAGATTATGAAGCAGTGCAAGCATTACTTAACAAACAATTTGGGGGTGCTGCCGCTGACGCTGCAGATACGTTTCAAGGCCAGTTAGCAAAATTGCAAATATCGTTTGGCAAAATTGTTGAAGAAGTAGGCGTACTGGTATTGCCGTACTTGCAGCGTTTTGTTACTTACGTCAATGACCATATAATGCCAGCACTAAAAGTATTTATTGAAGCTCTTAAGGGTGGCAACGGCGTTGCTGGGTCTTTTGAAATAGCAGTGGCTTCTATGGGCGATTTTGCGCCTGCTGCTATTAAGGCAATGCGCGCCGCCACTGAAGCAGTGTTTGAGTTTATTAAAGCTATTGCGTTGAGCTATGCAGGTATTCAAACCCTTATTGGTGCAGCTCAAGCGTTGGCCTCGCGTGGCAAAGCAGGTTTGCCGGCGTTTGCTTCAGCGTTGGCGGCAGCCGGTGGCGCTGTCATAACGGACAAACTTAAAAATGACACTCTTAACTATTTTGACGGCTTGCTAGGCCGCTTAGACGTTTTAGGGCCTAAAGCTGCCGCTATTAAAAACAAAATAAACCCAGTAGCTGACGCGCTAGACCGGCTGGAAGGCAAATTACGCCCCAAAGTTGAAGGGGCAGATGATGACCCGCCAGCCGGTAAAGGTTTAGACAAAATCGCAGAGAAAGCCAAAAAGCTTGCTGAGAAAACCAAAGAGGCTGCTTCAGCGCTTGAAAAAGAAATGGCTGAAGCTCTTAAAGGCGCTGAAGAAAATTTAGCAACAGCTCAAGAGGCGTTTGACAGTTTCGCCGGGTCTGTAGGTGAAGTGATACGTGAAACGCTTAATTTTGCTGACGCTTTTAAAGCCAGCGCTGAAGAGGGCGGCAGCAGTTTCTTTACTGAGCTGCAAAAGCAAGCTGACAAAGCTAAAGAGTTTGGCGTATTGACTGAAAAATTGTTGGCTGCCGGTATTAGCAAAGAGGCATTAGACCAAGTGCTATCGGCTGGCGTAGAAAGCGGCACAGAAATTGCTAAACAGCTGTTGGGTGCTGCTGACGGCGTACTCAAGGCAAATACGTTGGTAGCTGAAGTAGAGGCCATTGCTGACCGTATCGGGCTTGCCGCTGCAAACAAATTTTATAAGGCTGGCGTAGATAACGGTACGGCGTACCTTAAGGGCGTTGAAGAGGCTATTGCGGCGGCTAATGCGCGTATTGCTGGCGCTAAACGTCCTGCTGACATTAAAGGGGCAGGGGCTTTGTTTGCTGAAACAGCAGGGGCGTTGGGCACTAAGGCAGGGGTTGTAAACAATTACACAATTACTGCTCAGAGCCTTGACCCTAAGCGCTCAGGGGACGTAGTGCTAGACGCGCTTAAAGAGCTCAACCGGCGTAGCGGCCCGCTAGATATTCAAATTGCATAATGGCTACGCCCGTAGTTCAAAGCGGTAACTACCTATTTGAGGTAGATACGGGTTTTGACGTAAATAGTTTTACGTTAAATGACAGCACTAAGGGGGTGCTCAATAATACTGAGTTTACGTTGGGCCCTAATACGCAGTTTGCTGACGTAACCAATTTTGTTAAAACCATTAGTTACCGGCGTGGTAGGCAGCGAACTAGTGACCAATTTACGGCTGGCACTATGCAAGTGGTTTTAGATGATGAGCTGGCAGGCGGCGCATTGTCACCCTATGACCCGGGTAGCCCGTATTATGACCCAGCCAATAACCAGCCGGGTATTGCGCCGCTACGCAAAGTGCAGTTATCGCGTGAGGGTGAATATTTGTTTAAGGGCGTAATTGTTGATTTTACGTACCAATTTGATATGGGCAACGACAATTTAGTTATTTTAAATTGCGCTGACGGTTTTTACCAGCTGTCTCAGGCTTCTTTAGATGAGCTTAACGTCAGCCCTGAAACGTCAGGTGAACGAATTGAAACTATTTTAGATTTGCCAGAAGTTGACCTATTCCCGGGTGCTGAGCGCAACGTCAATATAGGCACAGTCAACTTGGGCCATGACGCGGCTTACACTATCCCGGCAGCAACAAACGCCCTAGGTTATATTCAGCAAATTAACCAAACCGCTGAATTTGGCCGCGTTTTTATGGCACGTGACGGCGTTTTGACGTTTCAGCCGCGCGTAGGTAACACACTTTCAGCCCCGGTAATTAGTTTCAATGATGACGGTACCGGCACTAAATACAATGACCTGCAAATAGCGTTTGACGCTACTCACGTAGTTAACCGGGCAACCGTGACGGGCCTAGATGACAAAACGGCTACCGAAAACGATTTAAGCAGTCAGGCCACCTATTTTGTGCAAAGTACGGACATTACTAACAGCCTTTTGCATCAGCAAGGCGAAATTGACGCGGCAGCCGCTTATTTGATAGTTGGTACCCCTGAACCGCGTTTTACGTCAGTGCAAACCAATTTTGCTTTATTGAGCAACCTTGAGCGTGATGAGGCCGCCCAAGCTGATATTGGTACCACTCTTCAGGTAAGCAAGCAAATAACCGGGTTAGGCACTATTACGGAAGAGGTAGCTATTGAGGGTATTGAGGCTGTTATAGATTTTGCTGCCGGGCATACGGTCAGGTTTTATACCAGCGACGTGACCATTGTTGAATTGTTTGTTTTAGATAGCAGTTTGCTAGATGATATTTACGTTTTAGGCTAGGCTAGGCACTATGGGCGCTAACGCACAGACTTCAGTACCTACGTTTGTTGCTTCGCAGGTTTTAACAGCCGCGCAAGTTAATCAGATAAATACGGGCGTACCCGTTTTTGCTGATAGTACGGCGCGTACTAATGCGTTTGGGGGTAGCGGCGAAAAAGTTTTGGCGCAAGGCCAACTTAGTTACCTTGAAAGTGACGGCAAAATTTACGTTTATTCTGGTACGGCGTGGGTTAGTATTTCAAGCGTGACTAACGTAGAACGATTTACCGCGACGGGTACGTGGACAGTACCGGCAGGCGTAACTTACGCAATTGCGCACATTCGCGCAGGCGGTGGTGGCATTTCTACTAGCGCGGGTACGGGTGGCACAAGTTCGGTGGCGTTCGCCAGTGGAACTGTATCCGCCACGGGTGGCGCGCCAATGACAACAGCGGTGAATTCCTCCGCAACCGTACAAAACGCGGGTGCGACAAATAGCGGTAACGGCGCGCAAGGCATAGATACGTCCGCAACATTTACCGTTTTGGCACAAAATGGGGCGTATATTGTTGCCGGGGCGGACGTAACACCTGCCGCAAGTATCAGCGTCACGGTTGGCGCGGGCGGTACTGCCGGCACTAACGGTTCAGCGGGCGGTAGCGGCTACGTATGGATTGAGTACCAAGTATGAGCGAACGAACCGTAGCAGTAGTTGAGCCAAACGTAACCAATGGCGTAGTAGTCAATGTTGAAGTAGTGCCACTGGATTGGGTAAACAATGACCCGCAGCATTTAATTGAATACACAGCAACAAACCCAGCAGCTATTGGTTGGGCGGTAATTAACGGCGTAGTGCAAGTGCCGCCGCCGCCGCCAGACCCTGACAATGAATAAAAACGCGCAACTACAAACAGCAGACCAAACCCTAAAGGGTGCAATTATTGCGTTAGGCAGTTACATTGCTCACAGCAACGGCGTTGACCCTCAAGTAATAGCGCTTTCAATACCAGTAGTTTCAGGCGTATTGGCATACATTTCAACTCTGTTGGGTAATAAACAAACTGCTTGCCTTTTTGTAGCCAAAGACGCAAAACCTGAATAATGCCCGCTGTTTACAAAGTATCTACCTACCCGGTAGTCACTAATAAATTGCCCGGTACTGAGCGCTGGGTAGAGCTTGCAAACAAATATTCAGGCGGTGCTTTGTGGAATAACGGCACGTTTGTTTTTAGGGATATTAGAGGCAAGCCCGGCAAAATAAGTAACCATGCGCGGGGCGTTGCAATGGATTTGAGCTATAGGTTTATTGAGCCACGCAAATTGGGCGTTAGTGACGGGCGCGCTAAAGCTATTACGTTTTTGCAAACCGTTTTAGATAATTGGGAATTGCTAGGCGTACAGTTGGTTATTGACTATTGGCCTGAACCGTTTGGGCGTAGCTGGAATTGCAGCCGCGTAGGTATGGGCGTACCTAAGCCTCATGCAGCTGAGGCATGGGTAAAACCTAAAACTCAATTATTTACGGGCACCCCTAAAGGTGACTGGCTGCATATAGAAATTACGCTAGGTATGGCGTTGCACCCGCAAAACGTCACGGCAGCCTTTAGGCAGGCGTTTGACAAATCCACCACCATTTAGCACCCCAGCCCTATTATGGGCTTACAACTTAAAAGGGGGTCGCAGCGTGACCAATGAAGACAAGCCAAACCTTATTTTTTATGAGGTTTTGACCGGCAAAGTAGATACGGGCCATGAAATTATGGTGCAAATATTTAGGCACCCTGACGGGCGTATAAGCCTTGCCCAATTTGCGTTTAGAGCTGACTTCTGGGCTACGTGGGGGCCCCCACAGCGGCTAAGCCATATGAGCACTACCCCTACTGGCGAAGGCGCTTAATATGGCTGGCTATTTTGCCAAACTGTTTGCAGTAGGCATTGGTTTTTTAGGCGCATTGTCAGCCGTTACAAGCGCCCAAGCACCCGCTACCCCTATGCAGGTAACCCCAGCGGTTTACACAAGCACACAGAGCCTTATAACGCCTATTAGCGGGCTTGTAGTGGGTCCTCCTACCACTACAGCACCCTCAACCACGGTTAGCAGCACTGAGACGTGCACGGGCTGGGTTGAAAAAGCGCGGCAGGTTGGTTGGCCTGAGCAAACCCTGCCCACTCTTGCGGTTATTCTTCGCCGTGAGAGCGGCTGCCAGCCTGCCGCGTTGGGTGACAAAGACAAGGGCGGCTCATATGGGCTGTTGCAAGTGCATTGCCCTACGTGGGGGGCAGCTAACCGTTATAACGAAATTGGTTGGTTGCAGGCGCGAGGCATTATTGAAACTTGCGAAGATTTGTTTGAACCTATAACCAATTTGGTTGCCGGTCTGCTGATTTGGCATGAGGCCAAGGGCTTTGGGGTTTGGTCAACGTATGACGGGTGAAGCTTACGTAGCTACTTGCTTGGGCATTGTGGTTTGGGTCATGTTTTGGTTGCAGTCATGAGCCCGCAAGAAACAGCTGAGACGCTTGAAGGGCTTGCTGAGCGTTTAAATCAGGCAAATATTGCGTTTGCTATGAGTGAGGCTGCCTACCATTTGGTAAGGCAGCAGCGCATTATTGAAGAGTTACGTGCTGAAATATCTGCATTGTTGACGTTGGTTAAATATGACTGATACCAGTTTTAATTATCGGGCAGCGTTTGAATTAGGGCATAATTACGCCCGGTTTGTGGCTGAGTGCCTTATTGACGCTGGGGTATCAGCTGAATTGCCCGCTCTTGAATTTGCTGAAAATGAAGCAGACCGTGAACGGTTTACGTTGCATGAAAAAGACGTGATAACGCCTGCTGGGGTGCTTGAGGTAAAGAGTTCTAGCCGGGTATTTGGGGCTAAACCGTTTGAATACCCGTACCCCAGCCTCATTGTGGATACGTTGCACGGTTACGTTAAAAAGGCCCGTAAACCCGTGGCGTATTGCATTGTTTCGCAGACCACTAACGCAATTGTGGTAGTGCCGGTATCTACACAGCAATTTTGGCGCGTGGAAAATATTTACGATAAGCAACGGCTGTTAACAGCTGAAATGTTGATTTGTGAGAAACAGTATTTGCGCTCATTTAGTGAGCTTGTCACGTGGCTTAAAAATAAAACTGTATTGCACCCAACAGATACGGTACAGCTCTAGTTACTACTGAAAGGTAAGCAGCGTGGCATTTAATTTAGGTGATTACGTAACCGTCAATGAGCGTTTAATTATGGCGCTAAAAGTGCACCCGAAATTACGTATTCAAGAGACAAGTGCAACCGTTGAGCAGTACGGCAATGCAACTGTGCTTATTTGCACAGTCACGGTTTGGCGTGACGAAACAGACCCGCTGCCGGTTATTGCTTCAGCGCAAGAAAGTTTGCCGGGCACTACCCCATTTACTAGGCAAAGTGAGCGCATGGTTGGCTTTACGTCAGCTTTGGGCCGCGCCTTGGGTTATATGGGTTTCGGTATAGATAAAAGCATTGCTAGCGCTTATGAAGTGCAAGCCCGCCAACAGCCCACAGAACCCGTGGAAGACCCATTTCCTAGCACCCCTGAAGATGAAAACCGTTTGGCTATGCGCCGAATAGTTGAAGCTGAAACAAACAAAAAGAAAGCTGCAGCAGTCAACGGCCCTATTACTGACCCACAAAAAAAGATGATAAAAATACAAGCAAACAAAGCCGGTTTGACTGATGACCAAAGCCTCTGGCTATTGTGTCAGGACATTCTTAACAAAGAAGTTTCAAGCCTTCAAGACCTGACCAAATTTGAAGCCAGCAAACTTATTGAAGAGCTATTAAAACTGGCAGCAGATAAACAGCGAGAAGTTACTGACCCTTTCTAAAACTTAAGTAGGCCAATTACATTGGTGCTTCACAGCGGCCCGACTGTGTGCAGGTGCAAATCCTCAACGCCTAACTAGCGTTAGTTAGCCCGTAAGAGAGGCGGGTAAAGACCATGCAAACAATACGGGTGCATGGCAAGTGTGAACCGTGCTTACCAACGGACGGGCGGGCCCGGCGAACCTCTGCCTAGACCCACCAAACAAACTCAACTAACCTAAACAAAACAAAACAAACCATGACAAAACCAGCAGCGCCTAAAACGTCACCACGCTCAAGCAAGCAACCCACAAGCAAGGCGCGCAAGCGCCGCGCTAGGCCAAGCGAAGCGCGGCAGCGGTAGCCCCCATGCCCAAAAAATACAACGCCACAAAACAAAAACAATACAAAAGCGCCAACTACCAAAAACGGCGCAAAGAACTCTTACGTGACCAACCACTCTGCCACTGGTGCAAACAAAGACCAGCAACAGAAGCAGACCACCTAATAGAACTAGACATAGCCGGCAATGACGGGCCACTAGTCCCCAGCTGCAAACCATGCAACGCAAGACGCGGCGCAAACTACAAAGCAAAAAAAAATTCACGCCAAAAAAACCACCAAACAAAAACCCAACGCGAAAAAAAACCAAAACCATTTTTTGAAACCCCCCCCACCCTCACCCCGCGCCCATT